TATCTGACATATACAGATCCCACTCTGCTTGTACGTTTACTGCATCTGGACTTACACCTGACGCGTCGATTGCTGCAGAAAATTCTTCAATAGAATTCCAATGTACTGCAACTGCTTTTCTTTTTTTGGGTGCTTCTGATTTTGATGATTTTTCAGCTTTAGCCACTTTATATCTCCAATTAGGGTTAAATGTTTAACTCTTAATACATTATTTATAAAACCCCCACCCTGCAGGATGGGGGCACCTAGAAGAATTATTGACCTATGGGAATCAGTCGAGGTTTCTTCTCTTCTGGAATCTCTCTTTCCAGGCTCACAGTAAGCATACCATCCTTGAGGTCGGCAGACTTAACAATAATATCATCACTCAAATTGAATTGCCTCATGAAACTTCTTTTGGCAATCCCACGATGCACATAATTTTCATTCTGTTTTTCACTTGATTCTTCTGTATTAGAAGAACGAATAGACAAACGATTACCCTCTGCTTCAACTTCAATATCATCTTTTGAGAATCCAGCAAGGGCCATCTCAATTACATACTGATAGTCATTAATTTTACGGATGTTATAAGGTGGATACCCTGTATCGCGAGATACATCCATGTTGAAGAAACTATCAAAAACAGAATCCAATCCTATAGAGGATGCCATCCTTTTTTGAAAGTCTTGGGGAGTTAGTGATGTGAAGGGTGCTAGAGTGTGTAACATAATGCCTCCTATATTAGCGAGGTTAATAATATACCCCCAATCTACACACAGACTTGGGGCAGGTTAAGAGGTTTCCACTATGGACAACCTCAGTCGCGCCAACCTTCTCCTTTGAAGAGATGTTCGCAACGATGTTTGAAAACAGTCCAATATAATTCGATAAGTGAGTCGGCTGCATAGTTACCAACTCCTTTAACCAATAATTTGTATTTTGTTTCCATCTCAATTTCTTCCAATAACCAATTTTGTCTTATCATAGTAAAAAAAGGGTGAGGTGGGTAGTAGGATTTGGCGTACCTACAACATTGGGGAACGAACTTCCGTTAGCTTTGACCCTCCGAACCAGAACCCCCGCGGGTGTGCGGGATGTGACCCCCCTATGTTACCATAAGGGTAGCCTCAGCACCATCTGTGAACTGTCTCATTCAAGCCGCTCTCGAGGCTTGTATTATGAGTATACCCAAGGTCCGTCAACCTTTTGTTCACCCTTTATTTCATTGTAACATATTTATACGATTTGTCAAGTAATCTAGACTACTTTTTGGAATAAATTCCCCAAAGTACCCAGATTGCTACCAAACCGACTAGACCCTCTGAACCAAGTTTGCTAACGAGAGCAACCACTGATCCAACAATGTCTAAACCAAGAAATGGAATAGTTGCACCAAAAATAACTTGAAGAACTACTCCAAGTGCAATAAGTGCTAAACCTACTTCTGTAAGACTGCGAATCCAGCCTAAAACTTTATCTACCATGACTTCCTCCGTTGATGGGGATTTTTTTTGTTCAGCCATATAACCTCCGTTACGTGCCTGTTGAACCAAAGCCTCCATCCCGCTCGGTCTTTTGAACTGGTGGCTCTTTGATTTCTGTTAAACTATGATATACCTTTTCCACCAATTCAGCTTGACATATTCTATCTCCATTATTTATAACCTTAGGAGCCTGTGAAATGTTAGTCATCATGACAAAAACAGGATCTACATAGTCAGAATCTATTATACCCTCACAATTTGTTAGGTATAACCCTTCTTTCCAGGCCAAACCAGACCTAGAATGAAGTCTAACTGAGTATCCCTCTGGTATATCAAAGATCAAACCAGTAGGAACTAATACTCTTTCCATGTTGAAAATTTGAAGAGCTCCATTCTTCAAAGGTCTTTCGAGCTCCCTATTTACAGTATCTTGACGAACTTTGTATTTTACAATACCATCTAGACATGCATGGAGATCGAAACATGCTGAACCTTTCGTTGCAAAGAAAGGATCTTTAGCATTCTCATGTAGTTTAAAATATTTTAATGGTTCATTGCTGCTCGTACTCATCTTCAGTCCTTTTACTTCCAATATTATATTTAGCTGTAAGATTCCATTGATCTTTTTCTTTGAAGGATAAAATCTTCAGTTGATTCAATGGAACCACAAGTTCACTTGAAGCATTAGGATCTACTAATCCAATTAAACCCCATTCTGATAATAGATTTGCTATTGTGTTTCTTCGAGCTTGATCGTTCTCTGAAAAATTGGTTGGTTTACCATCAAGTGCAAATAATTCTTTAAAATGTACAATATAGTATCTACCTTGTTTATGTAGTATATGACAAGATTGATATAGAGTTTTATCTTTTCTAGATGCAACTCCGATTCTTGTGAGTGTTTCACGGACTTTGAGAAAGTCATCTGCCTTCTCCAACGTGCACTCCACCATGTTTTCTATTCCTATCGCCATCGTTCACTCCACCTTGATTCAGTTTGTCTCTGATATAAGCTAACTGATCCTCAGAAAGTATTGCTAGAGCATCTTTAGCTTTTTCATAACTAAATCCATAATACTCTTTCACCAATTCAACATTCTTTAGTTTCTCAGGCTTCAGCCATTTACTATATCTTCTCTTTTTCCTAATATTATTTATAAGATAGTCGAATTGGAGTCTGCTATCAAGGTGAGGATTTCGATTCATTTCATTGGTCTGGAATATCGTATCCATGAAAAAAGACAATCCACGATTTACAATGAAGGCAGCATACTTTTTCTCATCTTGAGGAGTGAGCATAATATCCTCTTTGGTTTCGTTGATTGCCTTTAGATAGTCAAATGGACTCATGAGAAGAACTCCGTTAATCCTACTGATTTAATTTCTTTTTCATTATTGAACTCCTTCATTATAACACGATCATGTTCTTTTGTCAAATATTTCTCAACAAGTTCTTCAGTGATTGTGATATGACCATATTTACCAATTGGCATACAGTCAGGCCAAGATCTTGAAATCTCAACTAATCTGGGATGTTTCAACCCCTCTGCAATAGCTTTGCAGGAACTCTGGTTTCCTACAAACAATTTAGATCCAGCAATATATTTTGCCACATCTAAAGAATTATCTACTTTGATATAGTGAGCAAACCCATATTTCTTAATGAACTCATCATATTCTTCTTTTAATCCAATAAATCCACAATCATGTTCTTTCAATAAAGTGTAATCAAAATAATCTTCATTGTATCTTGGTGAACGATTGATAATAACATCATGTACATGAACTGGATCTACTTTTAGCCATGCATGATCTTGTGACCATCCTTGTAAATCTCTGAACTTGTCTAAATCGAAATGAATACCATCCATGTATTTAACATGCTCAGAATGAAGAGTGACACCAGAGAGTTTTAGAGGAAAATGGTGAGATCTGACTCCTGCACACATCATGTTCAACTTAATCAGATCTGGACCTAACATCAAACGATAAAAGGCCTGATAAGATTCAAAGTTGACATCTACATCATCTGGACAATTTTTACTGTGAATAACAGCACCAATATATGGTTGTGACTCAAGTAATGGTCTGAGATATTCAGCAGCGTGTTCTCTCTGAATATGATACTCTTTGACTCCACCTCTACGATAAATGGCAGGAAGACTATAGACTATATCACCAATTTTAGCGTTGTGAAATACTCTTTCCATGTAAATCCTTATATAATCTTGAATAATTACAACTAAATTTTAGTTCCTCAACATCACCCTGTATTCTCTTATTTTTAAAATCGTTCTTTTTTACTTTGACATATTTAGGCCAACGACTTTGTAATTTTTCAATCATTTGATTGTTGAGCTCAATAGTTCTACCTGCTGCATTACAACCTTCATCACTATCATAAGTTAAAGGTTTAGTTGTGACACAAAATTCATTTGAAACTCTGTTCTTATGTCCTAATTCTAGGAGTTGCATATTCACCCAAACATCTTCACATATAGTTAAAGAGGTCCAATCTACTAAATCTCTTGGGAGTCTTTTACCATTGTAAAATTGGGTGGTTACAACATTACTATTGTCTGTGAAATAATTTCTAGGAAGAGGTAAAGTGGTCATTCTCAATCCAGCCAAAGTTATCCCCTCATCGAACCAAGATTCGATTGTAGTGAACATATCATCAAAATCTTTTTCGTTCATGGCATAAAACTTCCACCAACCCAACTGATCCATCTCAGGATTCTTTTCCAGAAATGTATCTGGTTTTTTCATATTGACAACTTCATCATGCCTAGGATCTCCTTGTACATGAGTCCAAATGTCTCTGAATCTTCTTCTAAATCCTAGATCATCATCAAAGGTTACATAGTCAATATCACCTGCATGATAAGCAATCCATTCTCTAGTCTCTGCAACATTAGAAACTTGATTGTCAATGATCGT